CCTGGTTTATCGTGACGGTGTACTGCATTTCAGGCCTTCCCGACCAGTTTGGCCAGTTCGAGGAAGCGATCGACGTACCAGTGGGGTTGCGTCTCGCGGGGGGATTGAGGACTGGTGAGATTCTTGCCGTACTGCAAGCCCTTTTCAGTCACGGACCAGAAGCCGACGTATTCCTGCTTGGAGTTGCGGCGCTGCATTTCCTTGAGGTATCCGTGCGCCTCCAACCGTTTGTTGAGGGCTGGTGCGGACGTTCTCAGGTCGAAGTCCTTGATCAGCGCGGTGATGGACTTGGTGGGCATCGAGGAGCCGCCGGCCGCATCGGGCGCGGCGTCGATTGCGTAGCCGGGGAGGAACTTGGAGTCCAGACCATTGTTGACGGCGATCTTGGCGAGCATCATCATCTTGCTCGACGGTGCTGGCTTGAGTAGGCGATCGAAGCATTCCAGGATGGCGAGCTCGCCGACAATCTTGGAGTTGTTCGGGCCTTGAATTGAAAAATTTCCGGCCTTGCGAATGCTCGGCAGTACCTGGCCCACAACCCATTCTTCGAACCTTTCAGCGGCGGGCAGCTTGGACTTCATCACCAATCGGTAAAGGTCACGCTCCGGGATGATGGTCATGAAACCACCACCCTGTTTCGGGGTAGTGGTCGCGGCCTTGCAGTGACGGGCCACTGCGTTCTCCGGCTTGGAGTACCCAAGTGCGTCAGCGACATCACGGGCGATAAACCAAGGGTCGCCGAGCTTGTCGGTGATGACCCGGATCGCGGCGCCGTCGAAGTCAAACGGAATAACTGAAGAATTTCGCGACACGTTTTCAGATCCGGCGAAACGTGTCGCGACATTGGCCTGGGTATTGATATGTGGCTGGGTTTGCATATAATCGCCCTCACAAGTTTGTTGCTGTTTAAAGAGCCGGGATCGCACCCCGGCTTTTTTGTGTCTGGGATTTAGTGAATCTTTGATCTGACCGATGCAGCCTGATCGGCCATCGAAACCGCATGGGCGGCTAGTGAGCGGCAGAAAGATTCGAAGGACTCGGCGTAGCCCTTGTCTTTATGGTCAAACACGCCATCAGCGAAAACCTTCCCGCCCAGTCCGGCGACGTGACCAAAGCTTGTCGAAATGCCGGCGAATACCTGCAGCGCGTCGTCAATACCCGCGCCTACCTGCTTCACGGCGAGAAGGCCGTATCTGCTCGACAGCTCAATCAATGCGCGATCGCGCCAGGGCTGATCAAGGGCGGAAACCCATGACTCTTCAATCCACGAAGGGATCTCGATGCGCTCGCCGCTGTCGTCCAGCCAGCGCTCTACACGCTTACTCCATGCCTTGTAGGCACGGCCATAGGCCTGCATGTCTGCGGTTTTGGTCATTTCGTGCAGATCAGGGAACCCCTTCTCTTTGCAGCGCCCCGGCGCACGATCAAAGAGCTGGTGATTCAACTGCTCTGCAAAGCCGTCCTGGCTCATGCTCGTACGAGCGATCATGTCTCGCGCAATAGCGACCAAGACCGCATCGCGTGTTTCGTGTCGCAAGTTCGACGTTTCCATGGGGGCCGCTCTCTTCTAATCTGGCTTCAATGATTCGGTGGAAAGGATGTTCAGTTAGCTGGCGAGCCTTTGGGCCTGGCCTGGGAAGGGCTTGATCTCTTCGGCCTTGTAGGAGCCGTCGCCGAGATCAATCACATAAACCTCGCGATCAGCCCTAAGCGCCTTGCTAATTCCGCCCTGGGTAAGCCCAAGCGCGGCGGCAGCCTTGATCTGCCCGACCTTTGTCACGAACTCTTTCAGTGGTGTGCGTTGCATACGGGGTTCTCCTGCGTGATGCATGCGTAAGTATTACTTGCGGTCTTTATTAAGTCAATATTGGCGGTCTTGGAATGTTAATACCTGAAGTAATACAGTTGCCTGATGAAAACGACTGAAAAAAACCTGACCAAAAAACGCGAGCTTTCCGAGGTTGAGAAGGCCGAGTGCGCTGCGCTTAACGCGATTTACAAGGCGAAGAAAAAGGAACTGGGAATCAGCCAGGAGAAGATCGCCATTGAAGGACTCAAGGCGAATAGTCAAAGTGCAGCCAGCCACTATTTGACTGGCAGAAACGCGTTGAACATCGAGGCGGCGGCTGTCTTCGCTCGCTACCTTCAAGTCCCGGTGTCGGACTTCAGTGCGCGCCTGGCAAAAGAAATCGATCGCCTTTCTGAGGATTCGAATTCAAACGTGGGGGAAGTGAGACAACCAAAGCAGTCTTTCCGCTACCCAGTGATCAGTTGGGTTGCCGCCGGCGCTTGGTCTGAAGCTGTCGAGCCCTACCCGGCTGGATTTTCAGATCGATACGAGTTTTCCGAATACGACTCGAAGGGCCCAGCGTTCTGGCTTGAAGTCAAGGGCGACTCAATGACCTCGCAGGTTGGCACCAGCATCGCCCAAGGCTCACTGATCCTCGTCGATACAGAGGTCGAAGCTGCGCCGGGCAAGCTGGTCGTAGCCAAGCTGCCCGACAGCAATGAGGCAACCTTCAAAAAGCTAGTCAGTGATGGCGGAAAGCTGTTCCTGAAGCCGCTGAATCCCGGGTACCCCACGGAAGTATTTGATGAGAACTGCCGGATCGTGGGCGTCGTGGTGCAGGCAACACAGAAGTTTCATTACTAACTTGATCAATCCCAAATCCGATCCAGCACATGCCCTTCCCAGCATGCCAATGGTGGCCGTACGCCACGGATGGTAAAGTGCGTGCTCAATTTCGGGGGTTATCCAATGAAAGGATTTGGAACGCTTGCACTGATCATCGGCATCTGCTGGCTGGTGTTCGCGTTGAGCATGGACGTATCTGTCGCTACAGGCGCCGGCGGCAGAGTGAACAACCTGGGGCTCATGGCTGACCGCCAGATACACACTATTGTTGGCGGGATGATAGCGCTTGCAGGCTTGCTAATGGTTCTGCTTGGAGGCAAGACCTCGGCAGCGCAAACAGCAGCGCAATTCGACACGCGGCCCTGCCCGCTTTGTGCAGAGCCCATTAAAAACGCAGCAATCAAATGCAGACATTGCGGCGCCGACGTTTCTCCATCTCGCTCCGGACAAGCTCCTTTGGCGCACGGTTGGGCTGTGCAGATAGAGTGCGAGCCCTGGCAGCATGCAGAAGCAACCAAGGCCATCAAGCGTATCGGACTACCGCTGACTAAAGGCACCCCAAAACTCTTAATTGCTGGCCCGTTCCCCTCTGAATCCGAGGCAGCTAGTGCACGCGAAAGTCTGATATCCCACTGCGATCTGCATGGAGAGCTATTTCTGATCGAGCCAGTCACCTAAACATCCAGCGATGACGAAGCCCGCCAAGTGCGGGCTTTTTTGTGCCAAATCAAGAATGAAAGCTAATCGCCACCCACGCTCTTGCCAAAATACGTCAGGATCAATACTGTATATACATACAGCTAAAACAAGGAGCGCAATATGCAGCAGATCGCAGCCGTCAAACTGCAACCAAAGAATTCCTACGAACTTGTGGGGCGGCGAATCCAGCGCCTCATCGCCTCGCCTGCCGTTCAAAAGACGCAGGCCGTCGTCGTATCCAGACGTGAGGATGAAAGCTCGGAGGCCTGGCACCAGGTCCTTCAGGAAATTGAAGAAACCAGCGGCGTTCGAATAGAACGACTGGAGGACGGAACCGTCAGGATCGGCTGGCGCGAATACTGCGAAGCCTGAGCCGCCCCACCCCATCCCCGAGCCCGCCACCGAGTGGGCTTTTTATTGTCCGTGATAATTTTTATTACCTGCGGTCTTGACGATTAATATTATCGCTAGTAATGTTTGTTCCAAGCCAAGCAACACCGGCCCAGCAGCGAAAGCCGCGCCGCTCTTTAACAATCCGCGCCATAAACGATTACCCGGCTAACGCTGGGAGGTCAGCCCCGGCCACACCTGTGGGGCGAGATGAAGTCAGGTGAAAAAAATCGCGCTGCCACTGCTGGCGACCGGCGATCCGATAGCCCCGAAAGGCTACCAACGCGCAGAACTGCGACGGCGGACGAGGTGTTGACCGAACTGGCGAATGACCCGGTAGGAGGCGCGAGCAATACGGATTTTTCACTGATGCACCTGGGCGACCGGGTGCATTGGGAAAGCAACCGGGAGGCACGTAATGAGTACTTCAGTTTTTGAAGTGAGTGATGAGGTGGTTAGCGAAGCCGCCGCTTCCTGCGCCAGGCTGCTGGAGAAGTGGTTCGGCGGAGTAGATGAGGCGATTGCAGCACTCGAAGCTGACCCAGCCGACATAGCAGACCTTGCGATGCGCAGCCACATCAAGCAGCGCCAGGCAATGACGGTCAAGGCACACATGAACATTCAGGCCTTCAGCCGGGAAGTTCTCGAAAAGGTTGCGTGAAGCGAGGGCAAGACGATGAACAAGGTCCTTCACATCACCCTGCACGGAGAGTTGCAGGTGTTTGCCGATGAAGACCTGGATGCCTGCATCCGCGAGGCAAACAGGCTCAACGCTGAGCGTGGCTACACCAGTGGCGTGCGCGTAGTTGAGTGCGAAGACGGCCATCGAATGACGGCGGCCGACTGCAAGGCTGCTGCCCGATCCTCTCTATGAGAGCGCATCGGGGTGTGATCTGAACTGCCAGCAGACATTAAGGCGCTGGCAACTAGCCGAAAAGCGAGGGTTCGCAACCTCGGGAAGAACGCGAGACCACGACCAGGCAGTGAGAAATCACCGGAGCGTGGCTTGAGGGGGCGCACTCCGAGGCGCAAAGCGGGACTTGCCTTCCGCACAGATCACACCCCAATGCGGCCCAACATCCCCGACAAGGAATAACCCCATGCAAGCAACTCAACTGACCACCTACACCCGTGGCGACCTAATGATCAGCAGTCCTGACGAATCGATGGTGCTGAAACTGGCGACCTTGTCGATGAGCGCTCAGCCTGCCACGTTCGCAATCTCGGCCCCGGCCATCGGCGAGTATTGGGCCGGCCAAGGCGGTGTGAATGCCGGCCTGATGCGCGGAGAGAACGGCACCCCTGATTACTGGGTGATCGTCCCCACTCACGAATCGGTCAAGGGCAAGAAGCTGGCCTTTGGCGGCTATGAGGTGGATGAGCCGGAAGCGGCAAGCCGCCGGGATGGCCTGGCGAACACGCTTCACCTGGTTGAAGGCTCCGACCAGAACCACCCGGCCGCCCAGTGGTGCGACGGCCTCACTGTCGAGGGCCACAAGGATCTCTACCTGCCAGCCATCGACGAGCTGGCCCTGTGCATGGCGAACGTGCCGGAGCTGTTTGAGAAGGAGTGGCACTGGAGCAGTTCGCAGCGCTCCGCCTACGACGCCTTCCTCATGTACTTCGTTGCTGGCACTCAGGGCACCAGCTTCAAGTTCTACGAGCTCCGCGTCCGCCCCGTCCGCAGATTGTCTATTCATTGATCCATTTATTGCTTCTCATCGCAGGTGAATCGCGGTGCTGCTCAGGTACGAGCGGCAAGGCCTGATACATGCCGGGCAGTGCCGGCCACCTGCTCCAAATTGGAGATAGATATGCTCCAGATATTCCTGATCGGCGCAGCGCTCAGCCATGCGCGGCCAGAACCGCCACCTGATGACGGCCTGCCAACCGGTCCACTGCGCTTACATCGTGAGCGCTGGCGATGTACTGAGGGTCGGCGTTCGTTCTGGCGCACGCTGCCCCGATCCAAATACTCGACCTGAAGCTGCATCATTCGAAAAGGCCTTTCTGTCGAGTTGGGCCTTTTCACTTCTCGTCCCCACAGGTCACCGACCAATCCCGCATGCACATGACACCGCGCCCAACGGCAAACAGCGGAAGGATCGTGTGCAGCCGGAATTTGTTGGATCAACCAGATGGAGATAGTCATGAGCAAGCACACGCCGAAGCCGTGGATCAGGAATGGAAGCGTGGTTAGGGACGCTGGGGGCGACCGCAAAGTGGCGGACGTGAGAATCAGCAACGACGAAGGGATAGCCAACGCCAAGCTGATCGTCGCCGCGCCTGAGCTTCTGGAAAGCCTTAGCAATCTGGTTGGCCTAGCCCGGCTTGGCGCCGCAAACCTCAGCAAGTACCACGCGGCTCTGGCTGATGCAGAGGCTGCAATCGCCAAAGCCACCGCCCAATCCCAAACACTAGAGGTCGCCACGAGTGATTGGATCAAGTGCAGCGACAGGCTGCCACCAATTCGGCAGAAGGTTCTGGTGTATCGCCTGGGTAAGAAGACCAACGACGGTCCTTTCTTCGCCATGACCTGCGGTAACGAACATCGGCCGTGGCGCTACATCGACGGCGACCGTTGTGACATCACGCCGACGCACTGGCACGAAATCCCCGCCCCGCCTTCCGAGTAGCCGCCATGCGCAACAAGCACCCCGGCACCTGCTACCGCTGCAACCAGCGCGTCGAGGTCGGACAAGGCCACTTTGAGCGCCATGCGGGCGGCTGGCGAACCCAGCATGCCGACTGCGCCATCAAGGCAAGGCAAGAGAAACAGAAAGCCCAATAACGCCGATCTGGAGGCAACCATGAACGCAGCACTGAAGATTTGTCAGGCCATGCACGACGAGCAGTTGCCTCCGATGGTGAGCGAGAGCCCACGTGAGGTTGCTCGGGCTGAGTGGTTGTACAGCGCGACTGAGGACCTGCTGCGTGGCGTGGATGTGAAGGTCCGGCGCCGCTGGCAACAAGCCCGGGTCGTCACCGTGGCAGCCCTGGCCCTGGCCGTGGATGAGCACGTGAACAACAGGCTGGCGGACTGCAAGGTCCACACCCCGGCGCTGGGCTGGCTGCTGCTGTCGGCAGATGGTCGGGCCGACAAGAACGCCATCGCCGAACTGCTCGGCCCCAGCGACCACCCCTTCGGCAAGCTCGGCGAAATCGCACAGGCCCTACTTGAGCCCTTGGCTGATGACGCACTGATCGCCCAGGCAGAGGACAACGAATTATGAGCGCCGATAAAGCCAAGGCTGCCATCGACCTGGAGATTGCCAAGGTCTCCCGCTCCCACTGCCCTGGGCCAGACCGGACCTTCGTCATGGGCATGATCGAGATGGCCGAGTTCATCGACCTGCTCAACCGGCACGAGGCCAACGCCTACCGCGACAAGCTGGACTTGAAGTTCTGCGAGCGCAACGACTACCTCAAGAGGGCTTCGGCATGACCACCCCTATCGTGAAATCACTGATCGACGAGCAGATCGAAGAGCTGCCCGCCGACCGCATGATCCTGGCCTTCACCCACACCAAGTGGCTGGGCGCCCTTTCGCTCGCTCATGACGCTGGCATCCCGAACGTACATGCCTGGAGTGGCCGGGCCTGCCTTTGTGGTGAATGGACTGTCGCCTATGCGGTGAAGGTGGCGCCATGAAGTTCCTCTACTGGATGCTTGTCGCCGCCCTTCTTGTGCTCATGCTCGAGCACATTGCCCGGCAAGAAGACCGTGGCGTATGCCTGCCGCCTCAACTCTCCCAGATGCTTCGGTGACCGGCCATCAGCGCGCTAGGCGCATCCTGATCTGGCGAGGGTCGTTCTCGGCCATCACCTTTTGGACCTTCCTGATGCTGATGAGCGCACTCGCTGATCGCATCACCTCCTAACTCACACCTTCAAACGCTGCGCACGTCGCGGCAAGGATTCGCTCGTGTCCGCAAATACCGAACTGGCCGTGGTGCCGCCCGCTGAAACCGCCCTGGCCGTCTACAGCAAACCGAACGGGCTTGACCCTTGGCTTGACCAGGTGCGAGCAAAGGTCGACGAGTTCAAGAAGGTGCTGCCCGACCTCAAAACTCGCAAAGGCCGCGAGGCTTACGCATCGATGGCGCACTCGATTGCAAAATCGAAAACTGCACTTGAAGCGGTGGGGAAAGAGATTTCCGCCAAGCAAAAGGAAATCCCCAAGCTGATCGACGCTGAGCGCAAGCGCGTATGGGACACCCTCGAAGCATGGCAGAAGGAGGTTAGGAAGCCCCTAGACGATTGGCAGGCTGCCGAAGATGCCAGGGTCGCCAAGCACAGCGACGAGATAGATGCCATCAAGGCTCTGGCTCGATTCGAAGAGTCGCCGACCGCTGCGCACGTTGCACAAATCATTGGCGACCTGGAGCTGCTGGCACTGGACGATTCGTGGGAAGAGTTCTTGGCCGAGGCCGCCCAGGTGAAAGACCAGACGCTGATCAAGCTGCGCGCCCTGCACACCGAGCGAGCGCGGTACGAAACCGAACAGGCCGAGTTGGTCCGGCTGCGCACCGAGGCAGAAGCGCAGGCCCAGCGCGACCGGGATGCAGAGATTGCCCGGGCAGCGGCTGAACAGGCCCGACTCCAAGCCGAACAACAGGCCCAGGCTGAGCGCGATGCAGCGGCACGCCGGGAGCAGGAGCTACGGGACCAGGCCGCAGCCAATCAGTTGGCCGCAGAGCAAGCGGCCCGCGATGCTGAAGCAGCCGCAGAGAACCAGCGCCTTCAGCTTCAGTTACAGGCCCAGCAAGCCCAGCGGGCAGCCGAGCAGGCAGAAGCCAGCCGCATCGCGGCAGAACAGCGGGCCGAGCAAGCCGCTGAGCAAGCGCGCATCGACGAGCGCCGCCGGGCTGATGCTGCCGCTGCCGAGATCCTCCGGCAGCAGGAAGCCCGCGAAGCTGACAAGGCGCACAAGACCAGGATCAACCGTGCCGCCCTGGACGCTTTCGTCGCCGGCGGCATGACCGAGGAATGCGCGAAGCAGGCAATCACCTTGATCGCACTGCGCAAGATCCCAGCAATCGCTATCCAGTACTGAGAGAGGCCCACCATGGCACAAGACATCATCATGCCGGATCAGCGCCGGCAAGCCGTCGTGCCGATCTCGACGGACAACAGCATCATGGCGGTCATCAGCCGAGCCGCCGCCGACCCGACCTGCGATATCGAAAAGATGGAGCGCCTGCTCGCCATGCATGAACGGATGCAGGCCAAGACCGCCGAGCAGGAATTCAACGCGGCCATGGCCGAAATGCAGTGCAACATCCCCACTGTGTTCGAGGGCGCCGTAAACCTGCACACGGGCAACTCCTACGCAACGCTGGACCACATCACCCACACCCTGAAGCCGATCATGCAGCAGCATGGCTTCGCCATCACGTTCAAGGTTGAAACAGAGGACAAGGTGATTAAGGTCACCGGGATTCTGATGCACCGAGGCGGTCATCGCGAGCAAACGACCATGAGCCTGCCGGTCGATATCGGCAAGGGGCGCAACGATGTGCAGGCCGTCGGCTCCTCCACTACTTACGGAAAGCGCTACGTTATGTGCGCGCTACTCAACATCACCACGGGCGAGACGCGCGACGATGACGGACAGTCGGCCGATGGCTCGGATACGGATGACATGCGCGCTCAGGTAGTGGCGGACATCCTTGAGCGTGTCGGACAGACCAAAACTCCAGATGAGCTCAGGGATGTCTGGCAGGCAAGCCTGAAAGTCCTGCAAGCATCGGGTGACACCAACGGCTACTCCACCGTGAAGACCGCCGTAACCGTCCACAAAGCCAAGCTGGAGGCGCCCAAATGATCGTCGTCAACTGCACGCAAGGTTCTCCTGAGTGGCTGCAAGGCCGCGCAGGCGTTATCACTGCCAGTATGTTCAGCACCGCCCGCTCCAAGGTGAATGGGCTGACCACGCAGCAGCGCACCTATGTGGAAGCCATCCTGGCCGGTCACAGCGAATCGCGAGCTCGCGACCTTGCTGGCTACAAGGCGGCGCCAAAGGCCGAAGTTGTTCAGCGAGCTCTGGACGGCGAACAGGTCGGCGAGCCATCCAATGCTGCCTTGAGCTACGCCTTTGAGCTGGCAGTCGAGCGGATCGGCGGCGCGCCGCTGGATGGCGGGTTCGAAACGTGGCAGATGCGCCGGGGGCATGAGCTGGAGCCAGAAGCCCGCATGGAGCACGAAATCCAGACGGGTCTGATCGTTATGCAGGTCGGGCTAGTTAAAACGGATGACGGCGTGTTTGGCGCCAGCGCGGACGGGTTCATCGGCGAGGACGGCGGGTCGGAGTACAAATGCTTCCTTGCTCCCGACAAGCTCCGCGCCTTCCACATCGACAACGATGCCAGCGACGTCATCGACCAGGTACAGGGCTGCATGTGGATCACCGGCCGCAAGTGGTGGCACATCGGGATGTACTGCCCTCTCCTCAAGCCTGTCGGGCGCCAGCTCTGGCTTCAGGAATTCAAGCGCGACGACGACTACATCGAAAAGCTCGAAGAAGACCTCTGGCAGTTCAAGCTGCTGGTGGACGGCTACGAGGCGAAACTTCGGAGTAAAGCAGCATGATCAGCAACCACTTGAGCATGGTCGAAGCCCTTCGACCTGAACGCGAAAAGCTGGCAGCGCAGGCCGAGCAATACCTGGCCGCCGGCGGAAAGATCGAAGAGGCCGAGCCGATCGGCTACAAGCCAAAGCCGATCAGTTACAGCAACCAGATGCCGCCGGCACCAAAGCCGTTTGTTCGCCGACGCCCTCCGGCACCACCTCCACCACTGTCCGCCCAGGACATTCGCCACCAGGCGCGGATGAAGCAGATCGAAAAGATTCGCGAGATGGCGCCGACGCACACACAGGCCGAGATCGTCGACGCCCTTGGCATCAGCCGCCGCACGCTGTACGGAATCGCCCAGGACCACAACCTGACATTCAAGCGGCCGGCTCGGTTGCGCTCTGGCGGTGAAGACCGAAACAAGCATTTGGATGAGCGCGACGCGAAGTTCGCCGAGCGGATCCGCGCCTTCCTTGAGCTTGGAATTACCAGGCGGCAGGCCTGCGGCCGACTCGGGATCGCCAACAAGACTTTCGAGCGAATTCTCGACAAACACGGCATTGATTACCCGAAAGCGCGGCGCGGCTGTACTTCATGCGCCGCATAGCCCGCACCCAACAACGCAAACGACAGACCTGGCTGGCACTGCCGGCCAGTGGAATAACGGAGACCTGCCATGGCTGCAGCTCAGAAAGACCGGTCAGCAAAGACCGCGGCGAAGCGAAAGAGCCGCGGCGAAGAGGAGTTACGCCTGCACACGCTGGCTGGCACCCGCCAGGCCCTGGCCGACCTGATGGCCTGGAACGGTATTGAGGAACAGGGCGAGGCCATGACGCTGATGATTCACCATCTGCACGGCCTTGGCCCGACTGGATCTGCTCAGTTCCTTTCTGCTCCGCGACACGAATACGTGATACCCGAAAACGTGTCGGAAAAATTGACCCTGGCATATCAGCGCGAAGCCCTTCGCATCTGCCACGACGAATAACCCCTACCCCACGCTGCGCATCCGGCCCACGGAGGGCGGCGCCATCCTGAGGAATATCCATGAAAGCTGAAATGGTGAAGCTGAACTACAACGGTGCTCAATTCAAAGTGGCGCGCACCAGGCTGGCCGAGATCGCGGTCGCCGCCTTGTTTGCCGGTGCCCTGCCCCAGGCGGCGAATGTTGCGCCGCCAGCACCAGGTGCAGTGCCTGCCCTGGGCGAGTACTGGCCGAGCCAGGGCGGCATCAACGGCGGCCTGGTTGCCGCTCGTGGCGATGTCCCGGCGCACTACCTGATCTTCGCTGCAAAGGACGCTGGCAGCTTTGAATGGGGTCCACGTAACACTGATCTGCCGGGCACCAGCAAAACGGACGGCAAGCTCAACACCGAACTGATGTGCTTCGACGAAAACGATTATCCGGCGTCCGATGCCTGCGCCGAGTATGCGGTAGACGGCCACAACGACTTCTACCTGCCCGCCGCTGCCGAGCTGTACCAGGGCTGGCTGAACTGTCCTGAGGTGTTCGCCCAAGACACCTGGTACTGGTCATCTTCGCAGCGCTCCGCCTACGGCGCATTCAGCGTGCACTTCGATGTTGGCCCTCAGGACTACGGCGTCAAGGACGGCGAGCTCCGCGTCCGCCCCGTCCGCAGATTCTTTATTTAATCCTTCATTCATCCGTTCTTGATCCGGCACCGGGGCGCAGCAGCGCCTTTTTTGTTGCCTTCGAAAAGAGGAAAGACCATGTCCGCAGCAGCTCAAGCAGCACCAGCAGTGACCATCCCGGAAATCGGCCAGCCGTTCGGTGGCGGCTTCTTCTCCGGCATCACCCGCGACCCGGACACCGGCAAGCGCTACCTGAATATCACCGCCGGCGCCGAACATGAGCTGGTCGGTGCATGGGGCAAGTACGGCGAGAAGATCGAGGGGGCCGAAAGCTTCACCGACAGCCGGGCCAATACCGAGGCCATGGCAGCCTCTGGCAGCGAACTGGCGCAGAAAGTCCTGGCCCTGGACATCGGCGGTTTCACTGACTGGGCGATCCCGGCCCGCGACGTGCAGGAGCTGCAGTATCGCCACTTCAAGCCAACCACCGAAGAGAACTGGCAGTACGGGCGCAGCGGCGACAACCCCAACAGCGAGCCGGTCGGCCTGCTGTACACCGAGGAGTCGCCCACCCAGACCAGCATCGAAGCCTTCCAGGAAGATGGCCCTGAGGCGTTCCAGGATCGCGCCTACTGGTCGAGTTCGCAGCGCTCCGCCGACACCGCATTCATCATGGGCTTCGGTGATGGCTATCAGGTCAGCGACGTCAAGAGCAACGAGCTCCGCGTCCGCCCCGTCCGCAGTCAATTGATTGATTAATTTGCTTATTTAATCCGGCCGCTTGCGGACGGTTGCTCTTCAAGGAGATCCACTGCAATGGGAATGCACACAGAACTGAGCATCTACAAGGTGTCGATGGGCTTGTTGCTCATGGCTACCAACCTGACTCGAAACATCCCCCGCGACCTGAAGCAGTCGCTCGGCAAGCGGGTGATCGACGAGTGCATCGACGTGCTGATGTTGATTGCCCGGGCCAACTCGACCCGGGACAAGCATCCACACCTGACCTCGCTGGTCGAGAAGGTCCAGGTGATCGAGTTCCTGATGAGGCTTTTCAAGGAAAGCCGTTTCATCAGCGTGCCGCAGCACGCCAAGGCTATCGAGATCACCACCTCAATTGGCAAACAGGCAAACGCCTGGAAACGTTCCACCCCAACCGCGCCCGCCATCTGAGAGCCACGGCTTTCAGGTCTGTGCGAATTGAATCTGGTCGTGCCGCTGACCTTCTGGTCACCGCCATGCGCACAAGAGATACCGCCGGTCTAAAGCGTCCGTGTAGGTCTCGCGCAGTTGCCTTGCTGATCGGCTCCGCCTTCGGCTTGGTGACGTAGATAGCACGATAGGTCGCAGCGCTCCGCCAACAACGCATTCAACATGAACTTCGATGATGGCAATCAGAACAACAACGACAAGAACAACGAGCTCCGCGTCCGCCCCGTCCGCAGATTCGAACGTTGGTCCCTACCCATTCAGCGATCTGGTCCAGGCCTATTACGACTGCCGACGCTCCAAGCGCAACAGCGACAGCGCGCTGGCTTTCGAAATGGACCTGGAGCGGAACCTGATCGAGCTGCACAACGACCTGACCGCCGGCACTTACCGGCCAGGCCGCTCCATCTGCTTCGTGGTCACCCGACCGAAAGCCCGGGAAGTCTGGGCAGCAGCCTTTCGGAACCGCGTCGTCCACCACCTGCTGTACAACCATGTGGCACCGCGCTTCTACGCCAGCTTCATAGCGGACAGTTGCGCATGCATCCCTGGGCGAGGCACGTTGTACGCCGCCCAGCGCCTTGAATCGAAGATCCGCAGCGCCAGCGAGAACTGGTCGAAGCCGATCTTCTACCTCAAGTGCGACCTGGCGAACTTCTTCGTCGCCATCGACAAAGAGGTGCTGCGCCAGCAGTTGGCCGCCAAGATCACCGAACCCTGGTGGCTGGCCCTCGCCGAACAGATCCTGATGCACGACCCTCGCGAGGACTACGAGGTGCGCAGCCCGGCCCATCTGTTCAATCGGGTGCCGCAACACAAGCGCCTCACTGCGCAGCCTGCCCGCCTGGGGCTGCCCATCGGCAACCTGTCCTCGCAGTTCTTCGCCAACGTGTACCTGAACGCCCTGGACCAGTTCGCCAAGCACCGACTGGGCGCCAAGCACTACATCCGATACGTCGATGACTTCGTGTTCCTGCATGAGTCGCCGCAACAGCTCAACGCCTGGCTGGCAGCAGTGGAAGCATTCCTGCCCAGCCTGGGCGCCAAGCTGAACCCGAAGAAGACGATTCTTCAGCCGGTGGATCGGGGCGTCGACTTCGTCGGCCACGTCATCAAGCCCTGGCGGCGCACGACACGGAAGCGGTCACTGGCTCAGGCGCTGAAGCGAACAGCCGCGGCGCCTGCCGAGGATCTGCGCGAAACCGCAAACAGCTACTTCGGTCTGCTCAGTCAGGCCAGCCACAGCGAGAAAGACCGGGCCGCCCTGGCTCGCGTCGTGCTCAAGCGAGGCCATGCCGTCAACGGCGCGCTGACCAAGACCTACCCGAAGAAGTAACCCCACAAACTCGAATCACGCCAGCTGGCGAGGACCCCCTATGTCCGCACAACAGAAGAAACACCCCTTCGATTTCAAAACCCAATACGGACTCGGCTTCAACCCTCAGGATGACGAGATCGTGGTCGACTTCTTCTGCGGTGGCGGCGGTGCCGGTACCGGGTTGGAAATGGGCCTGGGCCGGACGGTGAACGTTGCGAAGAATCACAGCCCGCAGGCGATCAGTATGCACACCGTGAATCACCCGGGCGCAGTGCACTACACGACGGATGTTTTCGACGGCGACCCCGATACCGAGTGTGGCGGTAAGGCCGTGGGCTGGTTCCACATGTCACCGGACTGCACGCACCACAGCCAGGCCGCCGGCGGCCAGCCGCGCAAGCGCGAGATCCGGAACCTGTCGTGGATCGGCCTCAAGTGGGCCGGCAAGAAGATGCCCCGGGTGATCAGCCTGGAGAACGTGAAGCAGATCCTCCAGTGGGGGCCGCTGATCGCCAAGAGGTGCAAGTCCTCAGGCCGCGTCGTGAAGCTGGGCGGCGGCATCGCTGAGCCAGGCGAAGTGGTTCCTGTCCACCAGCAGTTCCTGGTGCCTGACCCGAAACGCCGCGGGCAGACATGGGCTGTGTTCGTAGCCGAGCTGAAGCGCCTGGGCTACGCAGTGGAATGGCGTGTGATCAAGGCCTGCGACTTCGGCGCCCCGACCAGCCGGGAACGCCTGTTCATGATCGCCCGGTGCGACGGACAGCCAATCGTATGGCCTGAGCCAACCCACGCGAAGAACCCTGTAAAAGGCCAGCAAAAGTGGAAGACCGCCGCCGACTGCATCGACTTCAGCGACCTGGGCAAGAGCATCTTCGGCCGTAAGAAGGACCTGGCGCCGGCCACCCTGCGCCGCGTTGCCAAGGGCATGAAGAAGTTCGTCATCGACAACCCGGCGCCGTTCATTGTGCCGATCGCTAACTGGTCTGGTGAGCTGGCGCAATCGTCGGCCGAGCCGCTACGTACCATCACCAGCTGGCCCCGCGGCGGTTCGTTCGCCATGGCAAGCCCGGTCATCGCGCCAGCCACGCATCAGGGTAGCGTCAGGGTTAACGACCCGATGGCCCCATTGCCTACCGTGACATGCGCGAACCGTGGGGAGCTGACGCTGATCAGTCCTATCTTGACGGGTGTCGGCGGGCGGGCTGGACAAACAGAGCCGCGCCCGGGAGATGAAGCGATGTACACCATCACAGCAAAAGCGGACACCGCGATCGCTTCGGCGCACCTGGTGAAGTTCCGATTTGCGGACGAGGGCAAGGCGCTGGATGAGCCTCTGCCAACCATCACCAGTGGCGGCAACTACCAGCGCCCAGCCGGTGCCGCCCACGCGATGGGTATCTCCACTGTGTTTATGGCGCAGATGAACGGCGGCTTTAACACCACCTTCGCAAAGGGCATGGACGAGCCGCTGACCACGGTGACCAACACGGGCAGCCAGCAGCAGTTGGTGAGCGCCAGCCTAGCCACCCTGCGCCGGAACTGCGTTGGTCGGGGAGTAGATGAGCCGGTACCGACCATGACTGCGGGCGCCGAGCATCACGCATTGCTGCATTACAAGCTGTCGCCTGAGCATGAAGACGGCGCCCTTCGCGTCGCGGCCTTCCTGATCAGCTACTACGGCACCGAAAACATCAGCGCTTGCGATGCACCGGCGCCCACCATCACCACCAAGGATCGCTTGGCGATGGTCACTGTGATGGTCAAGGGCACGCCGTATGTGATCGTCGACATCTGCCTGCGCATGCTGAAGCCGGCCGAGCTGTACAAGGCCCAGGGCTTCCCCGCCGACTACGTCATCAGCCATGGC